TCGATCGTTTTATACCGGTCCGCAAATTGTTGACTTCCATCGGGACCGGACAAACGGAAATAGTATCCCTTCGCCTTGGAATCGTACTTGATCTTCGCTCCATACCCGTCTGGTAGTTTGATCTGGTACGACTTCTTTAACCTCGCGACCCAATTGGGAGGAGGTTCAATTTCGGGATGCGTCGGGGCAGCCACCTTTTGTGGTTTAGGTGGTTCTGCTTTCCTTCCTGTGGCGATTTCCGCTTTTTGCTCTGCGGTCGCGTGCTCAAGTTCGGACGACGGGATAAACTGTCCGCCGATGTAGTTCTTTCCGTTGATTACGAGGGGTTGATCGTGAGAGTAACCGGATGGCGCTCGCGACGCGGACATAACGATTATGCCGACGTTGCCACGATGCCCAAACCCTTCGTTGTGCTCGAATGGAATCGCGGATAACCGATATTCTGGATTGATTGGGGGTCGACCCGTTCGCAACCATTCGATAGCCTCCTGTACGCCAGCTTGTGCCGCTTGCTCCAACGTCATCAAGCGAACACCGCATCGGCAATTATAGTCCCATGGTGGTGTGAAGTAGTCCCATACAGGATCGTCGGACCGATAGACGTTGGTGCCGTTCAAGCCTAGCGTTTCCATCATTCGGTGCGTGTTTCGCGCTCGGCGATCATGTACCGCAAAGTATGCTTGGTACGGAAATGCCGCCGCAACCAATGGTTGACGTCGAAGCGTTTCGCGTCCGTCTCGATATGCCGCCTGTAGATTTGTGCGATATACGTTCTCTAAGTGACCTGGGGCGATTGGGGAGGTTCCAAGGCTCTCGTTGATTCGATTCTCGAATCCTTTAAGGCTTGGCCCCTCCGATAGCTCTTGGTAGAGCAAGTACCGCATCCGATCGATGGTTTGCGTCCCAAGGTCGCCAGCGATGGTAAACGCTTCCCGTTGTGCGGACTGCTTGGCGGCATCGAATTGTGGTCGCGTCATAATTCCGCGTTCCATCAATCGCATTGCAGCATTCTCTACGTTGACGAGTTTCAATCGCGGCTCGCGATCGAACATGCCAAATAGATTGACCGTCGGCGGTTTTCCCGGTGGTCCGCGACGAATGGAGTCGGTAAATTCCTGTTGCAACCATAAGGGTAGTTGACCCGCAACATTGTCATACCCTGCAATCCAACCGGCGAGAACCGCGTCAGATAGGTGCTCTGCTAGCAAGGGCTCGAATTGCGCGACACCATCGCGTAGCACTTGCAATGCTTGGGATGCGTCCCAAACATTACTAGCGGTTGCTTTGCGAATAGCCTCGTCGATGAAACCTTGCGAAAGGCCGACCGCACCGATCAGCGATCGACCGAATACCGTATCCATTTGCCGTTGCATAGCGAGCACTCACCAAAAAGCGACGAAAGACCAAGAACCTACGATGGTAGATTCCAACTCGTAATTCGCTCCGAAAGAATCGATCTATAGCTTGTCATTACATCCAGCTGTCGATCGAGTAATTCGCGCTCTTGTGGGCTCGTCATTTCAACCGCTTCCGACGCGAGATAAGCGGCAAGCTTTTGAACTTTTTGGTCAACTTCCTCTTTTTCGGCAATCACCCGCTGTTGCCATGGTTGTAGTTCAACACCGTTGTCAAGGGTGGTAACGGTATCAACTGGTTTCGAGCCAATCATGTTTCTTTACTCCGGGGTAGTGGTCTGCTATCATTCCAACAGCCGATTTAACCCCTCGGTGATCCCATAAAACCCCAAGGAGACTTAACCCGTTACTCCTTGGGGTTTCTTTTTTCATTCAGCCGGGATATCAGTCCCATCGGCGTAAGAACCATCTGGGTTCAAGTCCGGAATGTCGACTCCACTAGAAACCGTGAGTCCAAGTTCTTTGGCTTTCTTTGCTAGCTCGGCCAAGTGTTGGCAACGCTCATCCTCATCCGCGTTAATACCGTCGGTGATGGCTTTATCTTCTGCCATGATCTAACCTCCAAAAAATTCATTGTTCCAGATTCGTACGCCCTGCGTCGCCCCGCGTAGCACCGATGGCGATACGTCGTTTCGACTTTGGATTGATCCCAATGCCCAATGATACAGCGATTTGCGGTCCACTTTGAGAGATTCTGGCGGAACACCGTCCAAAGCGCTTTGATCTGCAGCGCTAAAGAACAGGAATTTCGCGTCCGGGTCGTTCTTGTTTGCTTGGTGGAACGCATGGTGATTGCGAGCTCCAAGTGCGTATGAGTCGGCAAAAACGGCAGCGTCCACCATGCGTCCGTCGGAATTGTCATGTGCCCTTTTGACAACTCCCCTCTCTGGATGTGCCCAAGCTACCTTTGGATCTCCAGCGACATAGGCATATGTCACTTTCAAACCGCGTTTCTTGCACTCTTCGAGAATCCAAGGGTTCTCAGTTGCGTTTTGATCGCCAGCACTATCCCAAACCGCTTTCGCCTCCGCAGTTAGGTTTTTCCCAAGTTCGGTGTTCTTGAGAGTGTACCCCTTACCACTTCCGCAACCACCGACGGTGACGAGAACTTTGTCGCCAGGGGATAGCGTGTTTAGGTGCATCAAGAACGCTCGTTTAACGATAGCGTTCGCGGTTTGATGGAGGGCGTTGTTATGCAGTTGCCGCTTCTGCATTTGAACATCGAGGTTTTCGTCGTTCCAATCGTCAGACAAGCACTTTGCTTGATCTGTTTCAAATGTGTATGGTTTTGACGAACCAGCGATCAATTTGCGATAGTCGTTTGCCATCCCATCGGGATCTGCCATGAATTTTTTTATAAAGGTCGATTCGACTTTTCGCTCGCGTTCCGTCAGGTTCGGAAGTTTCGGAATTGGTGGTGGTGGTGCAACCTCGCGACCTGGAATGCCAACGCGAGCCGTTACAGCGACTCCATCGGGTCCAGTTTTCTCGACGTCAACCAGAAATGCTTTTCCTGGGGGTGGTGGTGTGATCGATTCCGAATCTACCTCCGTTTTTAGAACATCCTTTGTCGGTGCTCTCGAGTCTCCTGAAGGCGCTCGCTTTTCTCCCTTCGGTGGCAAAGAATCGTTTTGCCCTTGTTTTTCTTGGGTATTTGCGTTGTTTGTTTTCTCTGCGGGGGAATCTTCATTACCACTTCCGCCGCCACCCTTCGACACAAACTGTCCGCCCCCTGGTCCCTTTCCCTTATGCTCGTGTCCGGTCTTGTCGACGCTCATTCGCAATAGTCCCATGGCGATCGTGTCGCTTTCTTGTTTCGCCATTTTGCGAACTAGGCTTTCAACTTCCGCCGCCTCTTCCGGAGTCAATTCAAGGTCATCCACGGCGATATCTCCCTTTAACAATGACATGGCAATCATTTCAAAATTTTTCAATCGTTTTTCTCTCGCTTGCTTTGAAAGTCGATCGAGCGGTGTAACACCATCATCAAACATCATGTATTGATCGGGGTCGCCGGTGGTATCGAATAGGGCATCTTGCTTCCCTCGAGTTTCGTCTTTGACCTTCATCGCGGCTTTTTGGAATTCGTTGGAGATGTCACCAAACAATCCAAGTTGATCGCCATCGTTAGCGTTGGCATTCGATCGAGTATCCATTTCCAATGGAGGCTTGTCAGCTTTCGGTGTGGATAACATTTCCTTCACCTTTGAAAGCGCCTCCTTCTTGATGGATTCCTTTTCGGTTTTCTTCTTTGCTTTCGCGAGCTTTGCAGCAAACGATTTGATTTCGTCGGCTACAGCACCCTTGTATCCAGATTCACGTTCAAAATCATCGAGCAATCCGCGAGCCGAATCACGCTTCGATAGGTTCGCATCGACGTTGATTACGTTGCCGCTTTCTGCGACACGATCGGCCCGACGTTGCGAGCTAACCGCATTGTAGTCGTTTGCTTCTTGCGAAAGTGCTCGATTGATGTAGGACTCTATTTCGACTTCTTGGTCAAACGTCGATTCTTCCGACTCCCAATCGCCAAACAGATCGGTACCCGATTCGGTAATCTTTCCTGCACGCGCCATTTTCTTGGACGCCGCTTCAATCTCCCTAGCGGACCAGTCTTTGCCATCGTCCTCACGGTCCCAAATCTTCTTGAATAGCTTGTCTTGCAAGTCGTGGTCGCTAAGGTGCTTTGCTACTGCTACCGCTTTATCTTCGTCCATTTTTCCTTGGGTGACTGCTGCGAATGCTTTATCGCTGAGCTTAACGAGGTTGGACGCATCGGACGCAATCTTGCCTGACATGGAAATACCAGCGTTTCGGAAGTGTTCAACATCCTGCCCCGTATCCCGCAAGTATTTAGCGGCATCGATCGCACTACCGCGACCCTCCGCAATGTTTGCAAGCGCTCCCACTGATCGAGCCACTTTCGCCGACGTCGCGTCTATGTAACGCACGTTCAAGCTATCGGCCCCTGCCCTTGTCGCTAGTTCGTGTCGATGGTGCCCGTTCACAACGTAGTCCTTTCCGTTGGAAGGATCTCGCCAAACAAGCAGTACGCCACCTAATTCCGGGTTCCACTTCTTGGTTCCCTTCAACTCCTCTCCTACACCCTTGGCCCCGATGCCTTTCACTTTGTACTGGAATCGCTCGGGGTCGATCGACAACGAATCGGGCTTTACCGTATAGACGTTTTCGCGAACTGGGGCGACTGGAGTCCCATCGTCGCGCTCTGCGGTTCGATGCTTTCCACTGGTTAGACGCTCGGTCAATTTCTCGATCAATGCCGCCTTGGTTCTTGCCGATGCCTTTGTACCGTACTCACGCTTCAACCCATGAAGTTGCTTAGTCGTAAGGGTGTTCAAGTGTGCCATCAATGACGACATCGATTCTGGCGATCGACTGCGATGCGCTTCGTCAACCTTTTCCTTGGCGGCCGAATACGCTTCATCGGTTCCCTTGGGGATGAATCGACCATCTCGACCGCGAGGGTGATCGCTTGGGTTCCAAACGGACAATGTGATCGGCTTATCTTTCGGAAGTATCTCGTCTAATACCTCTTCCGCTTTGTCTCCAAATATCGACGCCAATAGCTCTGCAAGTGCTTCGATGCGATCGCTGTTAAACTCAAACGCGTTCTCATCGTCAACCGCTCCGGCCCCCATCGTGACAATTTTAAATACCGATCGAGCATATTCGAGAATGTCATCATTAGACGAAAGGCCCATGGCGATCGGTTGCTGCGGTTGCGGGAGTCCCTGTGGGTCCATCACACCGGGATCGCCCGCAAGATTCATTCCTCCTTGCATGTCCTGAGGCATTCCATTCGGTGCCGCTTGATTTTGGTTCTGTTGCTCCATCGCTTGTTTTGCGAGGGGCTTGAACGTCGTTTCGTATTCTGGAATATTCTTGAAATTCAAACGCAGCAAAGGATCGATAATTTGCGAACAAAGGTCGCGAAGAATTTGAACCACCCATGAATCTAGCGACGAATAGAACGATTGCATTGGAATCGCCTTACCGTTCCATGCACCCGTCGAGCCGCTATTGATAACATCGTCGGGGATTCCCATTCCGTGACGGATTTCTGCGTCAAGGTCTTTAGGGTACTCCAAGATGTGGGCTGGATTGCTTGCGATGGTCGCTCGATCGATCTTCCACAATTCGTGGCCGTTTTCGTCGTACTTGCTTGGTCGCGTTGTGACGCTTCCCGATCGAATGTTCTCGGCAATCTGCCTCGCTATATCGCGATTGTCGACGGGGTTGTTGTACTGGTCCATAAACTCTTGACCAACAGGGTAAGAGATATCGGCACCACCATAAGCATCTTTGTGCATGAACAAACGACGTACCGACTTCGCACCACCATCAAACCATTTGTCGGCCCAAGGTGAATACGCTCCATACGCTGCGGACGTTCCATAATCTTCACCATCTTGCGCGTCATAGGAATGAAACCAGGCGTAGGGGAATGGAAGGTTTACAGCACCGTTGAGAGTGCGTTTGATTTGCACGCCCCATCGCTCGTTATCGAGCTTCAATAGAATGCAGTCCATGGGGTGACGTGGAAGCATGTCGGCAATCTCGATTAGCTTCGACTCGGGAGACATCTTCAATCGCACCTCACCCGCAGACCATCCCCATATCTGTGCTCTCAGAATCGATGGAAGGAATGTTTTCCAAATGCGTTGCAGTTGGCGATAAATGAATTGACCAATAGCTTGATCGCGGCACTTAACACCCTCTTGCCAAACCTTGGTTTCTTCCCACCCAAACTCCAGACCAAAGATTGGAGCGCTTCGTGTTTCGAAGTTCAGGCGAACGCCTTCGTCCATCAACATTGCGCGAATGGTGCGAAAATCGAATATGGGTAAATCGATCGGTTGTTGAAACCAAATGTGTGGCACCGGCGCATAGCTTCCGGTCGCTGGTTTTTTGCTCAAGTCAACCGGAAGTCCTGCGGGGCTCTTTACGATCGCTCGCTTGTTCCTCTTACCCATGTCACGCTCCAATCTTTGAATCGACAAAAGCCTCGGCCGCCGCTGCCTGTGCTTTACGTGCTTGTGCTTCATCACCGGTTGCGAGTAGCACAAGCGAGTAAATAGTCTTGTAATCGACGGGGTTATAGTGCCCGTTGTTCAGTCTCATTTGAGCTTTGATTCTTGGTATGTTTTGCAACAGCCCAATCCTCTCATCGCTCTTTAACTTCGTTGCATCAATGCCCAACCAGTGACCAATCTCCGCGTTTTGTTCGTGTTGCTTTCGGAGATTATTTAGGTGCTCGGCTGTTGCCCACCACACTTGCCATGCCGTAGTCAAATTGGCTTTTGGTATGCGTGATCGCAACCACAACTCAACCATATTCAAAAGGCGGATTGTTGGTTTTGTGCCGGTGAATTCCGCTAGCTCTTCCGCTCGCATCATTGCTTCGCGTAGAACATCAATCTCGATCGATATTTTCTTGCCATCGACTATGAATATCATGGTTCTCGGAATCCATCGATCTGCGTCATCTTCGTTGGTCGATCGACTAGGACGTAGCGTTGATTCCATGCCGCTTTGTAAACCGGTTGTCCTAACACGTTGCCCTCAAAGTGTTGGAGAAATTGAGCCTTGCCAATGCGTTTGAAACGGTACTGACCCATTTGTATTTTGTCGGGTCGCTGGATTGGATACCCAACGCGCTCCGCGTACCCCTTCCATGTAATCTCGACGCGACCGGCTTGCGTTTCGACGTACCGTTCGATCTGTGCCGACGTGTCTTTGTCACCTAATGCCGCATCGGGTTTTGTTGGGTCGAATTTGTTCCCGGATAATCGAAGGTCGTCCGGTCCCATAGATACTTGGACGGTAGTGTTCACGTCGTCATCGAAACCTATCCACGTCTTGAATTCAATGAAACTCTTGTTTGGTGCCGGTCGTTGGTTTTGCAAAGGTGGAATGCGTCGCGGTACCGGTGGAATGTACCGCTGCATATCGATCGGTACCGATTCAAAATTTGACGAGCAAAGATCAATGATTTCGTCTTGCCTAATGTCATGGTTCAACTGTGCCGAACCACGATGGGATTGGAGATTGGCGATTGACGATTGCCATTGCTGCCATGTATTCAGTGGAAGCGGTTGCCCGATCGCCGCCGCCTCAAAGAATCCCGTCAGTGCTGTCATGACGGAATCGGATGGTTGAACCAAAAATCGATAGGACACCCCAAGATTGAACGTGTTACCGTATAGCTCTTCGTCGCAAAACAAGTTTTCCAGAAAGATGGTACCGCGTGCCGCTGCGTATTGAGTCCGAACTGCGACGATCGTGCGGAATATCTCGATCGCTCTTGATCGCGGTTGACCCTGAGCTAGTTCGATGGATACCCGTATGTTTTGCGATATCTCGGCCGCTTTGCGTCGTCCCCACTGTGCTAGATGATTTCCTCGAATGTTGATAACACCGACGGGAAAAGCGTTTGGGGATCGAATTTCCGAATCCACAATTGCGAAGTCCGCTCGCCTCTTATCCAAACTCAGTGCCCAAGTGGTTTCCCGCGTGAAACTTGGCAAATGCGGCATGATGATTTTGTCACGGTACCGATCGGCGGAATCCGGTATGCGAGTGCCAACGCGAGTCATGGCAATCTCTAAGTATCCGCTGATCGTTCTCGTTGTGTATCCTGCTTGATCGATGCGATAGACGACCGAATAGTTGATCGCCATTACACCTGTCCATCGATCGCAAGCCGATATACAGACTTCGCACTCCCACACAACTTCGACAGCGTTCACTTCTCCAATCGGATCCCAAGTGACAACCATGGGTTTTGGTCCAAATGCAACATCGCGTTTTCCGGTTGCAGTCGCATTAACCAAAAAGTCGACACCAAACCCGCGATGATGGATTTCGAGAACCTTACCCTGCTTTGTCAAGCGATCTTTGATGCGATCGAAGTGTTCGCCAGCTTGCCCTTGGGTTTCGTCCTCTTCGGCATAAATGGTTGTCTCGACGCGTATTTTGTAGCGATGGTAAAGGATGGTCCTATTCGCATCATCCGGTTGCATCGTTGCATTGACAGTGATGTGGGAATACTCGTTGAACTGGTACCCGTTATAGGTGAGCAAATCGGTTGTCATGGTCCAATGATTCCCTTTCCGCGTCGCTGTGCTTTAGGCTTTTGCCCTCCCGCTGGTTGGGCCAAAAACTCTTGGAACATCGTGTCCATGCCGGTGTTGTTTTGCATTGTTGAGGTACCGTTTGCCTCTTCTAACGCTGCAATCCAACGCACCATTGCTTTCGACAAATCATTCGCCGCTTTCTTGTCGTCATTTGGGTCGGGTGTAAAGTTGGCAATGACTTGTTTTAGGCTTGCTAGCGACACGTCGATCGATGCCACACCTAGATTGACACCATCAAGAATTCCCTCGACAAGTGGACTCGCTTTGAGGAGGATTTCGTAGATCTTTGTTTGCACCTCGTACATGCTTGCTTGGATGCGTGCGTTCGCTTGATCGATTTGCGATACCTCTCCACCGATGCGTTGTGCTCGATCGAGTCTAGCGAGTTCCATCGTTACGCTTTGCTGTGCGCGAACGGATGCAATCGCTGGCGATAAGTCCTCCAACTCGCTAGCGACACGTTCGACGCTATCAACCAGAGCTTTGAATGAAAGTCCAACCGCGGCCGCTCCAATGCCAAGTGCAACAACGGGTCCAACAGCCGCCCCTGCCGCCGCCGCCACACCGGTCGATTCTGTGGTTGCTGCCGCTCCTGCACCGGCTGCCGCCGCCGATCGCGTTGCTGTTGCTGCGGTTGCTGCAGCGCTCGCCGATTCTGCGGTACCACCACCGATGACAAACTCACCCGCAGTAGTCGCCGCCTTTTCCAATCGATTTCCAATGGAGGAGAGATTGTGGACGATTTGTGATAATAGGTTTCCGACCGAAGTATTCGCGAATCCCATTTCGTCAATCTTTCGATCGACGTTGGACGCGAACCTCTCAAAAATACTGGTATCGTTTGCTCTTGGCTGTCTCTCCGTCGATATCGCCGTTGGTTCAGCGTTTTGTTCCGGTAGGTTGCCTGCGAGCCTTTCAACAGCGTCGATCAATTCCTCGATCGACTCTATCAATCGCTCCTCTTGGTTCTGATAGGGAGGAGGTTGGACATACCAATCCGGCATTTCCGGTGGTTGTGGTCGATCTGTTGGTATCAACTCGTTGCGAGGCTGTTCTTGCTTTTCGGTGTTTTGGACCGGTGGTTTTGTCGGTTCAAATTGGACCGGTGGCGCAATAGGCTCTCGGGTGGTCGATTCCGTTGGTGATGGTTGGTTGGTGTACTTGTTTGGGTTTTCGATCGCATCTTGTTGCTGCGCATCGTCCCCGACAAGAGTTACCTTTAGTTCGACCGACATAGGTTTGCCACTTCGTTGCTAATTTGCCGCGATAATTGGGCGAACTGAACTATCACCAGCGACCAAACACGCATTGCGACATCGATATTCGACGCCGGGATACCCTGCGCGATTAGGTAGTCGGAAAACTCCGCCAATTCGTGTACCCCAGGCTGTCGCTTTCCAGCTAGGTCTTGGAGTTCCTGAATTTTCAGTTGCAATGGAATGACGTCGTATTGCCATTCCTTCTCCGACCCGTCGGGCATCGTGATGCGAAGGGTCGGACGTTTCGTTTCAATCGTGATCGCTTTAGGTTGATGAGCCATATAGACCAGTCGACATATTGGGGTAGTGAATGAGACGGATTGGAACTTCTTTCAAATCCGGTGCCAACAAAACTTCGACGGGGAAGTTTGGATGCAATGCCGAATACGGAATTGTCATCGTGGCCGCCGCGTCGTTTGCTGCGGACGTTCCTGTAATCGCGGTCAAGACAAGTTGCTTTGCTCGAACCGTAGGCGATCCACCACCATTACCGCGAACATCCATCAAGCCGATGGTTCCTAGTTCCCATTCGCTACCGATGGTTGCAGAGAATTGGTAAAGCAGATCGTTGATTCCTGCGGAGTTTGCTTCGATCAATCGAAACTGGCTCGTTCGCTGTTGACCACGATAAACCGCGTCCTGCGGGGTATCTCCTCCCAAATGACCGGTGATGATTCGCTTGAAAACCTCGTAGCTGAATCGAAAACCATCTGCCATTTGTCCGAGTGCTTTGGCGTTGTACGTTACGGTGTACCCGCCAGCGATGAAATTACCCATTGTCCATTACTCCTGTCTTTGGTTTCCAAATTGGTTCGGGGGTCCACACTGTTGGTTTGATGCCAAGTTTTGCAGCGTTCTCGATGCATTGCGGACAGTTTGCGACATCGATATCGCCGGTTGCCGCTTCGTCGTTACTGATCGTCGCTAGGTATGCTCGCTTTTCGTCGCACGCGAGCGCGTACGGTATTCCACCTTGTCCCCGTAGTGGTCCGCCATCGACCTGTATCAAAAAATGAATGAGTGTTATCAGTCCTACCATCGGTTCTTGGTTCGCACCGCATTTCGGGCAAACAATGTGATGGTGACGAACTTCAAACTTGAATTGGTTCCCATCGACTCTGCATTTCGGATTGCGACAAAATCCCACGCAAGTGTTGCGCGTGCTTCGGTCGTTTGGTACTGTTGCTATGCTGGTTCCCATGCTGCCCTCGTTCTCAAATAACGTGCCCCTGTAAACGTGATCGATCGAGCTAAAGCTACAGTCGCATCGGTATGAGGTTGACCACCGAAGGACGCTGGATTGAAGTCCTGAGTTATGATGCGACCGCTGAGCTCGGCATTGAATTGGCGAAAAGGTTCTTGGAATGTTCCGTTCTCGTTGAGACTGATTTGTGTTGGTGGCTCTTGTGGCGGAGTATAGTTGGCAATTTCATCCGCGATG